GGCCCGCATTGTCAGTCCCGCTGAACTTGCGTTTAATCTGCCGCTCAATGTCGCCTTGCTCTTCGGGCGTTGGGATGCCGTTGTTGAAGTTTATCAAGTACCCGCCCCAAAAGTTGTTCCGCAGGTTGTTGTTGTGGAAGTTCGCCACCTGCACATCCGCTTCAATCCACGCCAAGCCCCCCATGTATTCGGGCAGGGGATAGGACTTGACGCCTGCGGCATAAACCCTGTAATAGAACAACTGCTTGCCAATACGGTTGTCAGCATCAAAGGCGGGGATTTTCTCTACATCCCCGATTTTGGGGTAGAGTTGAATCATTGCGTCATCGTACCAATCGGCCACTTGGAACATCCGCTCGTCCTTGTCCACTCGGATTTTTTCAAAGGGGATGTGTTCCATCTTGGCAATGGTTCCCATCTTGGTCCAAGTCACCGCATCGGCAAACGCGTTGAATAGTTCAAGGTCCAAGACCAACTTTTCGGTGATGTCGTTGAGGTCGTCGTGTTCGGATAGGCCGTCAAAAAACTTGGCATAGCGGGCCTGCTGCTCCACGGTCATCTTTTCCCCAGGTTGCCATCCTCCGCCCACGATGTAGTTCACTTTGCCGTTCACGATGGCGTTGTGCTTGCTACTTCGGCGGTAGTTGTCAAGGAGGTAGTAGGGGTACTCGTTCAACGCCCCGTAGGTGATGTACTTGCCCGCCTTGTTCTCCAACATCACGGGGACCTTGTGTTCAATCCCAAGCCATTGGGTGAATGATTGTTTTATGCTGCTCATAGCGTGTGGACGGTAAAGTTGAGGGCCGAAATCGTGATAGCACCGCCATCGCTCACGGCGTTGATGTAAATGGTAAATTCATCATTGACTGCACCTTGCAGGACGGCTTCAATCGTAACCGCATGGCCGTTGTTGTGGCCCGTGGTGATGTCCGTCATGGACTGCGGAATGATGGTTCCGTTCTTGGCGATATAGATGATTATTTGGTTGCCGTTGCCCTGCGAGAACACCATGCTGGCCGACACCCGCAAAGCCGCATTGGTTGTGCCTGTGTAGGTGATGGCGGTGGTTGTGCGGGTAAAGTTGTAGGTCGTCAGCAGCCCCGATTTGAGTGGGGTTGTCAACTTGACGGCACTCCCTTGGGTCGGGGTGAAGTTCTTGGATTCGTCAAGGTACAGGTTCGCCACGCCCCGCTCTCGGTCAAGGGTGGCGGTATCGGCAAGGTCGTCAAATAGTCCACCCACACGGGCGGCGGTGTTCGCTCCTGCAGCGGTTTCGGATGTGATGGTTGCGGCACTCGTCTGCAACTGGCTTCGGGTTTGTACGCTCATGCGAAAGAGGGGTCAAAAGTGGAATCAAACACTCGCTCATCGGACGAGCCGAAGACGGTGTACTGGATGGAATTGGCGAAGGTGTTGAAGGTCAGCGAAACTACCTGTACATACGCCAAGCCCGTTTCAACCACCGCAACGGCTGCACCAACCGTGGAAGAGGTATCGTAAACTTCATACTTATACGAGCCTGTTTCAAGCGACCCCACGGCAATCTGAAATTTGTCATAGCGGTTGGTGTAGGAAGAAAGGTTGGCCGATTTCAGCAGGGTGAAGTCGGTGGTGGCGTTCTTGGCGATGTTGGTCAGCCGCAGGATGTAACGGTCCCCCGATGAGGCCCGCTGCGTCCAAGTGACGACGATAGTATTGGTGGTGTTGGGGGATAGGTAAATCACGCTATCCTTAAATGTACTTTGCCCGCCAATTTCACAATTTGCGCCCGATACTGCGGTAGAGTTCGGCCCTCCGCTGGGCGGTCTTGCTGATGTCAAAGCGTTCCCGCACATCCTTGGACAACTGCACGGCAAGGGAGCGAGCGTAGTCGGGTTCGTTGACGAACTTCCTCACCGCCTTGTACCAAGCATCTTTCTTCCCGTAGGGGATGAGCAGACCATTGTGGCCGTGAGTGATTATGTCGGTGTAGGGGATGGTTTCCGAGGCAATGATAGCCTTGCCCATCCATCCCGCTTCCACGACCTTCAGTTCGCTTTTGAGGCGGTTGAACTTGGTATCACGGAGGGGTGCGATGGTGGCGTTGATGAAGTTGTACCCGCCAACATAGGAGTAGATGTCTGCCGCTTGGATGCGTCCGTAATTCTTGTTCAAGCCACGGCAGGATAGCATCCGCTCGTAGTCATCGTACACGGGGTTCCCGTCGTTCCACCCGCCGAGGTAGATTTTGTATCTCCCGTCAAGGGAACGGTCATGGGCCAGCAGGCCAAAGGAATGCTCCACCAAGGCGATGTCTTCTTGGTGCTGCGCCCCGCCAAACCATCCGATTTTGAACAGGTGCGGTTCGGGTTCGGCCGTCGTGTCGGGGAGGTACTGCTGATATGCTTCGTAGGGTTCGTTTGGTAGGATGGTAACGGCCTTGTTGAGCAGGCGTATCTTTTGGGCGAGGTGTTCGGTGGTGGTGGTCACATGGTCAGCAAGTCGGATGTGTTCCCGTATCTGCTCGTCCAATTTCGTGGACAAATAGTGTCGATACATGATATGGCCGCTCTCCAAAACCCAATAGTCGTCAAGGTCAAGTATAACCTTCGCCCCAAACGCCGTGAGAGCCTCGTAGACCTTACGAATTTGCTCCAGCGTGCCTTGACACCACAAGCGATTAAATAACCACACATCGACCGTCTTTAGGTCTTCATCCTTGACATTGGCGATGTTGTCCACGCAGACATAATCGAACTCCGTGTAGTTGTCGCCGAGGTAGGCGTTTGGCATTTCCAAACGATAGAAAGAACACCCCGTCGGGTGGGCGTTGTAAACGATGCAAATTCTCATGCCCAAAGGTACAAAAAAAAGGGCCACCCCTTGCGAGATGGCCCAGACCACTAAACCATGCGGGGTATGAGGCCCGCAGGTCAAAGATACTCTACGAACCGCTGATTTGTGCGGTCGCTACCGTGAATTGCGTTGACAAAACATTCAGCATCGGATTCGGCTCCATGCCCGAAAGGGTCAACTCGTAGCCGCTCCTGTCGCCAAATGCAGTCCCCGTTCCAGCGGTTCCAGCAGACACCTCCAAGCCATTGGCCGCACCGAGGAACCAGTAGCGGTCGTTGTTGTCAAGGACGATTGCGTACACCCGATTTTGAGCCAACAGGCGCAACTCATTGCGGACGGTCGTCTGCAACTTGTTGATGGTGAAGGTCAGTTCGGGAGTGTAGAAAAGCGTTCCATTCTCAACCGATGCGTTCAGCGTTTCGGTCATGCTGGAGGTGGCTTTCGTCAAGTCGTATTCAAACCAAGTACCTGCGAGGGTTCCCGACACGGAGCCAGTCGTATTGGCGACCGTTCCCGTTGGGTTGAAGGCTTGGACAAAAATAGTTTTGATACCGCCAACGCTGTTGCGGCATCCGAGGGCGTAGCCCGTAGTTAGGGAGCAAGACATAGTGTATATTTATTTTGTGAGTTGCAAGAATAAAAAGCGGGGGGAAGTTTCCCTCCCCCCTTACACTTAGGCCAAGCGGAAGTCAACCATCAAATCGGGATAGGCGAACTGCACACCTGCTTTGAAGGCGGCTTGGAAGCGGACTTCATCGTTGTCCTGCGAGTACCACAAGGAGAAGTTCTCCTCGTCGCTCAGCAAGTCGGTTCCGTAGAACAAGTTACCGAGGTAGGTGCAGACGATGCGGTTGGTTCCAAGCAATCCTGGCACTGCAACGACACGGACATTCGTACCAGGGTAAACGATGTCGCCATCGGCAAGGCCCTGCAAATCCACTTGGTTATACATAACACCCGTGTTGGCTTTGAAGGCTCCAATCAAGGTGCGGAAGTTGTTCCAACCGCAGAAGATTACAAGGTCATTACGGGTCAAGATGGCCTGCGGGATGTCGTTGTAAACCTTGTCAAAGATGCTGATGACATTGGAAGTGGTGATACCAACGGAAGCCGATACTGGGTTCCAAGTGGTGGCGGAAGCGTTGGCAAGAACGGTAGAACCCGATGCAGCGTTCAGCAGTTGGTTGACACCGCTGAAGTAGGAGTTACCCTGCCAGATAGCGTTCTCCAACGCTTCGGCGATGCGGAGAGCCTTCTGCTCGGAGAATGCTTGCTCAAATGGTACGCCGTCGTAGGTAGAACCAGCGGTCAACTGCGACTGCATCCAGTACTGTTCAAGCGAGCGAGGGCAAAGAGCCTCTTGAATTTTCATGCGGCCAACGGTGATATTCCGTTGAGTGAAGGTCGTGTTGCCTGTTGGGGTCCAACCGCATACATCGCCACCAGCGATATTTGCATCGGTGTCCATGAGGTTGAGGGCGGCAGCCGACTTGATGCCCACCTGCTTGGTGAACAAGGCTGCGGAACGGGCCGAGAACACGGCCTTAGTGATGAGCGGTAAACGCTGCTGCTCGGTGTAAGTAGTCAGCGGGGAAACGAATGAGTAACTCATGGTTTTGTTTTAAGGGGGTTAAGGATTAATTGGATTTTTTAAGAGTTTGGATTGCTTGTGCGAGGGCATTGAAGTTCTGCTGGGCAGCGGCCTTCCGTTGTTCCACGATTGCGGATGCGGTTGGCTTGGGGGCTTCGGAGGGGAGTTCTGCGACCTTCTCAACGATGTCGGTCATGGTTTCCATCTGCGATGCAAATGCAGCCATTTTGTCCTTCATTTTTCCCATTTCCGTGTAAGCGGCTTTGAGTTCCTCCATGATGGACACGAGGTGCTTCTTGACGATTTCTTCAACCATTGCGGGGTCTACCATCGGGTAGCCTTCGGCGATTTCACTCACCACTTCGCCTGCAACTTCGGGGGTTATCTCAGCGGCCACGGCGACTTCCTCGGCAGGGGCAGGGGCTTCGGCTACAACGACTTCGGTGATTTTGCCACCTTCGGTCTTGATGACACCAACGCCTTCCACTTGATGCTCACCATCGGGAGCGGGCAGGGTTTCGTCCTCGGTGATGACATAGACGGCAGTACCTGCAACGAGGTCGCCGTCCACTCGGACAACAGTACCGTCCACCAACTTGTAGTCGGCAAAGGCTTGCTTTTGGGTTGTGAACTTCCGCAACTCGGTGCGGAGAGTGTCAATGGCTGATTTCAGGTTCATAGATTAAAGGGATTTGTAGTTAGGTTGTAATTGTTGCAAAAAGTTGGTCAAATCGTCTGCGAGGCCCGCAAGTGCGACCTCTAATTCCGTGCCTGTGTTCTTCATGCCAAAGAGCCCCTCCACCGAAAAACCCTTGAAGGCGTGGCGGTTCTCCCACACTTCGTCGTTCTCCACTTTGAAGGAGCCGAACCAAGAGCCGTCGGGGGTGTCCTCGTAGCCCTTGGGGGCCATTACGCCCCGCTCGGTGTCGGTGATGTAGGATTCAAACATGAACACGCCATCGAGTTCGGCATTGTGGTAGGCATTGACATTGTGCTGGTTTCCTTGCTTGAAGTACTTCTGCACGATTTTGCGGATGGTGGCTTTGTCGAATACGACATAGTACTCCCCGTAGGTGTCGTCCTTGCGGTAGATGGGCGTATCGGCCAGCATGAGCGGTCCAGTCAGCACCCTGCGTTCACCCGTTTCGGCAAAGCGTTGCGGGGTCTTGGCGAAGGCTTGGAAGGGTTTTTCGATAGCGGGCATATCAACGAGGGCTACAAACTGCACGCCTTCGTCCACTTCGTCCACGGTCATTCGGTACACGGGAAGTTCCATGGTGGGATATGTAACGGTTAGCCTAATGTTGCAAATTCGGACAAGCGGCGCACCCTGCTGGTCGTCTGCTGGATGTCACGCTCCACGACATAGGCCCGCATGGGTTGGTTCCCTTGGCCTTGGCCGTTCCCAAAAGAGGATAGGTCGGTTGTGTTGGGGTTGGCGAAGATTGGGGGAGCAGCAGCCCCACCCGCTCCCGATGGCATCGGTCCACCAGGTGAAGGCGCACCGCCTCCTTCCCCGCCGCTTGTGATAGCCTTGCCTGCTTGAATGCCTGCCGCCGTAATGGCTGCAATTCGCAAGCCTGCACGAATCTTGGCCATGGTGTTGAGGGCTTTGGTTTGTGCGATACCTACTGCACCCCCAGTCACGGCGTTTGCTGGATTAGCGAAAGCCAAGGCCGCATTTGCCGACATCTCTTTTTGAAGGTTTATGATGACATTGGCAATAGCCGAACCTTTCTCAATCGCCAAGGCTGCAATGGCCAAGCCTTTGTTCTCGTTGCCGAATGCTGCAAGGGTTTGGCTGATAGCGGTAAGCGAATCAAAGGTGACCTGCTGCTTGAAGTCAGCAACGGCCTGCTCAATCCGCTTGATTTCTTCG